AACATTATCACGATAATATCGAAATGAAACGGGCTTTCCTGCATCTCGGGCAAGATGTGCAAAGCAGGAGTATACAAGCAAGTCATTACACTTCGAGTTAAGAGGAGCGGTAGAAATACATCCAGAGGGCATTCCTCGGAAAGCCATAAAGATAGTAGTTCCAGACACTTGGATCCTATTAATAAGAGATAAGAACACAGCAGTGATCTCTTTCTCCAATTTTGGATTCACTTCAATAAACAAGTCTCTAACATCCTCAAATACACAACGTGGAATGGTCCTATCATAGCGCTTATAATCGCCTGTAAAGACATGTGGGTGTTTCTGCAATTTTTGGAAAATCTTATCGAAATCAGTATAGGCATTAACTCCAACTCCGACAGAAGGGTCATCTTTCATGGCACGTGCAAAGAATTCTCCCAGAAATTTCTTCTCCACCAGGACAGGTATCAGGTCCTGAGCAGTGAAGGTCCTTCCTATGAATCTCTTAGAGGTTTTCAGCAATTCCATTTTAAGCAATTCAGTAAAAACCGAAGGGTATTGCTTTCCTTCTCTACACAATGCCACACTCTCATGGTAAAGTTGTTGCGCTTCTACGGCTTCAGGAGTATCCTGCCAGGTGTAGTGTCCCAAGGAATCGACCGAGATAATTTCATTCTTCTTGGTCTTACCGTACAAAGTTTTCATAGTGAATCCCGCGGAACGATCTAATTCAAGGCCACGCAAGCACTGATAGTATTTGTGCTTGGGTCCGTAGCCGTGAAGGACCTCGTCATCAGTCAATTCTCTCAATCCCTGGTAGTACTGCAAGTAATCACTAAGGAGTTCTTTCTTTATACACTCTCTGAACCACTTGCCTGGCCCACAAGACCTGCCTGCCCACTGTAAAGTTTGATGAATACGGGCATTAGGTAGTCCAGTTCGATCCTTTGCCATAGTTTGCGCCACGTCAGGAGGGATTTTATCTTGGTCATAACAGACAGGCTGTTTGCCGACAGGGATCAATGAAGCTACTTTATGGGAGAAAGGAGTTTTATAATATTTTTCCTTAGGGAAGAAGGAAGCAC